TAAACTCCATAACATATGTATGTAGATCTTTTTGATCCCCTGCGAGGATAACTTGAAGCGAATCACGCAACTTTGTACGAATAACCGCAGGTGTAGATGACTTGACCATCTCCAGACCCATAACTTTGATCTTAGGTTTCGCAAACTGAACTCCTTCTGAGTTGTGCACATTAATAATATATCTTTTCTTGGCAGTCCAGATGGCTTTGTCCGCAAGAACTTCTCGCTTCATTACCATCTTCTGACTATACGCATTCATGTAATCTGATAGTTCGGTGTAACCTTGATCAATGAATGGTTGGAAAACATCTTCACAGATTTTATCCATGTACTTGATCTTCTGCTCAGTGTTCTTACCTTCGCAAACTTTCTCAATGAGATGTTCCAGCGTAAGATAGATTGAGTCAGTGTCAATCGCAATAACGAAATCTTGACCCTCTGTCTTAAGAGTCTTATTGAGGAATGCATTCAACTTGTTCGCCATCCAACGAATGGATAGCTGACCAGAAGTCGTAATACCTTCAGCCATGCGGATATCGAAATAACGGAAGTACTGATTACCCATCGCACCATAAGCAGAGTTAAGAGCAATCTTCATTGCCATCTGCAGATTGTTAAGTCGAGAGATATCTTTTAGTAGATGAACCTTTGTCTTATCGTTTTGGTATTCCTGTTCAATCTTTAACATCTGCTTCTTAAACTTGGAACGATTGATATACATCTCTTCCATCAACTCAGGCATAAACCCTTTGATGTCTTTGCGATATGTCCAACCATTTGCAGTCATGGCAAGGTCTCTTCGTTTCAGATAATCTGTGTCAATCTCTTTGTTGAGTAACTTGTCAACAGTGACTGACAACTTCTCGCTTGTAAGAGTTTCTGGACTGATGTTATACTGCATAATCAAGTGAGGATACAAACTGTTCAAGTCAAACGAAACAACCCACTTATGCATACCAATCATTGGATCTTTAACATAAGCACCTTCGAACTGTGCATCTTTACCAGAGTATGTCTTTGCTGGAATCACAATACCTTTCTTACGCAGGTGATTGTAAATGATAGTATCCCACATACGAACCTGAGAGTAAACATCTTCAGGATTAATCTTTGCATTATATGCCATGGTCAGGTGCAACTCAAGCAGACGCATCTTGTCTTCGAGTTTGTCAACTAACTCCACATCGTGAATGTTGTATTCAACAAAGTCTTTCCAGTAGTTTGTATAGAAATCTTTGAAGTCATTTCCTGGATTCTCTTTCTTTGCATCATCTAGTTCTTCACCAGCGATATAATCTAAACGATATGACTCTTGCTTTGTATATGTATATTTCTTGTAAAGTTCAAGATAGTCTAGCTGAGAAATACCCATGATGTCATAGTGAATCTCTTCATTACCTTTAATGAAAGTCTTTCGTTGATTGACATAACCCCATGGACTAATCTTGTTGGCAAATGTATCACCCAACTCTCGCTGAATACGATGAATCAAGTAAACATTATCGAAGAAGTCTGTGTTCCAACCAGTGATGACATCTGGATAATTACCCTGCCACCAAATCATAAAATCTTTGAGCATATGTTGTTCGTCACGACAGTTGACCATTGTGACATCTGGACGAGTAGATTTATACTCACCATACTTTGTTTGAGCAAAGGTAACAATCTTCTTTGATTGAAGATCTTTGATAGTGATTAGAAGAACTTCTTCGTTGGCAGACTTGATGTCTGGAAATCCATTCTCAGTTTCAGTCTCAATGTCAATGGTGTAAACTTTAATCTGTTCCATATCCCAGTTGACATCGTCTTCGTAAGTGTCACTGATGTATTGATATGCGTAGTTGGTGTTACCGTAAACTGGGAATCCCTCAACACCCTCGTATCTTTTAAGGAAGTCTCGAGTCTCACGGATACCTCCAGGTTTTATTTCATCAACAAATGTATCTTCCAGAGTCTTCCATTTTGATTCAACCTTAGAAGTGACAAAAAGCGTAGGATAGAAATCTATCTTACGCTGATATGCTCTGCCGTTTTGGTATCCTCTAACGAGGATCTTGTCGCCCACTGGGTGGACGCTGGTGTAAAATTCCATTAAGTAGTTTTTCCATACATTAGTTGCATTGCGTCTAGTGCGCAGTCGTGGACAGGATGATGTTTGATAACTTCGTGTCGTTTGAAGAGAGGATGATCTACTTCTACATAGCCATTCGTGGTTCCAAACATAATGTCAATCGCAGTTCTAACATCTCTCCATACATTATATCCTGTAATCTCTTCCAAGTCAAATTTAACAGCAAGCGAATCAATCGCCATCTGATCTAATGAACCTCTCGCCCACATAGTTTGTTTTTTTGCATTCGGAAACTTTGCCATATAATCATAGAACTTTTGCATTCCATTTTCCACAGTCATGTCTTCGTCAGATGGATCCACAGATACCTTACGAACATATTCGTGCTGGTCTTTCCACCATCCCAAAGTAGACTTAGACGCTGAACGACCAGCTGTCAATTGTTGCTTGACATCAAACTTTACAAAGCATGCATTGTCTAACAAGTCTTGATAGGTTGGTCGTTTCTCTGGATCAAAGTGAACCATTGCTGCAGAAAGAACTACACAGTTGGATTCTACTCCCAGCGTTTCCACATCGAACATGAACATTAGAATTCTCTACCTTCACCATCTTTAGTAAAGAATGATTTGATCTTTTGCTCTTTAGTCCAACCAGCAGTATAATCATTATCAATATCACAAAGAGCGATGGCTTCGTCTTCAGTAACAACACGATGTGATGTAATCACTTCTGGAAGTGCCAGCTGTGAAAACTCTTTTGCATCTTCGCAGGTAACATCATCCATGGCATACTCTGGATTAGATGCAGGTGCTTCGACCATGTAACGCATGCGGTAAGACATGACTGCTTCGACCAATACCCACACCGAACCTTCTTTGATTTTAGATGGGGTTTCCAACTCTTGAATACGAGCAGTCAATACGCTAACAGCAGTATTGAAATGACCAGTACCCTCAATGTCAGGATCATAACGATCAAGTAGAACTTGTCGTTCTTGTTTCAACATATCAATATATTCTTTACTCATTAATCATCTCCTTAGTTAAAGCCAACGAATTCTTCAATGCCTTTTCAGCAACTCGCAATCCGTATTCCATTTCATATCTTTGTTGTTTCAATAAAGAAATCTCACGAGATTGTTTTGTATTCTGCTCATACAACTCTGTGGTATCTTTCTTAAGTTTCTCAACCCAGTCAGTTACTTTATGAATAGTAACCCAAGTGCCATCGGCAAGTTTAGTATGTCCATCACGAATACGAAATTCGTCAGTCCATCTGTCACCTTCTTTATACTTTGGCATTGGTTCAAATAAAAACAATTCTTGTTGTTCTAATTTTCGTAGGAGAACATCAAAGTTTTCTTCAACTGTATCTTTACCATAAAACATTATTCATTCTCCTCATACTCATATTCTTGGTCACGACCAGACATTGCTGCATGGATGTCGCAAAGTGTGCGATGCCAACCATCGGTGTAGGTTTTTCCTGGAGCACCACACTCTTCACAGGTACGATAACTCATACTCTCTGCAAAGTTGATATACTTGTAGTGTGTATCAGTTGCAGCTTGAACATAGAATCTTAGTCCACCAAACTTTTCTTTAACTTGAGAAGCAACTGGAACTTTTAATGTTTCTTCATCTAGTTTTGCTTTGGCTTCATCAATCAGTTCTTGAGTGATAATTTTACCAACTGGATCTCCATCAGGTTTAAAACCATATGTTGGTTGATCAACTTTATCTTTGATATATTCGTAACGACTTTGTGCGCCACGATATTCAGAAGTCAATAGACCACAAAGAACATCGATGATGTTATACCAACCATCACCACACTCAAGACCCCAGCACATGGCTGTTGTTCGCATATCTGCATTACGATCTTTGAAGATCAGCGGATACTTTGCACAAAGTGCTTCGTCTAATTCTCGCTTCATAATTAACTCCAAGTCCTATGATTTTCTGCCACATGCTCAAGTCCATCGTATTCATGGATGTGCCACTCAACATCATCTGGAATATCCAAGATTGCTAGTTCTGATGCCCAACCCCATGAGTCTTTACCCAACTCTTCAATCACAGCAATCAAATCTGGATCATTGCGCTGTTCATAGAACTCATACTCACTTAGATATGTCGCATCAGATTGTGGACTACCAGCTTTGTAATAGTCTGAATCATTTCCACGAATTGGATATTTGGCAGGAACTTTATCGAATGCAATACCCTTGCGTTCAAGTAATTTCTCAAATGCTAAATTTGAGATACCGAACCCACCAAAACATCTATTAATTACTACTTTCATTTTATTACCTTTGAGTTATCTGCAACATCTTTATCATCACGCAGTTCAATGAACACTGGAAGGAATAAAGATTCTTCTCCACTTTTGTTCTTGATCCTAGCATTATACTTCACTGCCACGATTTTGTCAACTAAATTTTCTTTCCAATATTGCTTTCTTTGTGCATCATTGAAACCAGATCCTACATTTACCTTTACAATTCCATCTGCGGATTCACAGATGATTGCACCAAGCATACCTACTGCTTTACCTTTACCTTCTTCGACTGCAACAATCTTAAGATCGCATTCCAGTTCGCCTTTGAATTTGATCTGAGTCTTGCTTCGTTTGTCTTCCCATTCACCACTACCATCTTTAAGGATGATACCTTCGTATCCATCTGCAAGATAACCTTGGAAAATGTCTTGTGCTTGTTCTAATGTTTCAACAATGGTTGATGTCACAGTCCAAATCTTTTTGTTCTCAGACTTCTGATTGTTTACAATCTGTTCCAAAGTCGAGAATCGTTTTGAGTATGGAGTCAAACAATAACCATCAACGAATGCTACATAAGGAATCAAATCCCAAACAGTGGCATGAACCATTGATGCTTCTTCAGCGGAAATTGTGCCTTTGTTTGCTTTGTTCAAGATGCCATTACCAGTCTGCCTATCAGCAAATTGGTGGTCGCCATCCAACATTACAAGCAATTCTCCATCAAAGACACAATCAACACTACCAGCAAGTGCAGCAAACTCTTTCTCGAGATTACCCAACAACAGAATCTGTTTACCATTTCGGCTACGGAATTCTACCTTACCATCACGAACAATGGCATTGAATCGCATACCATCCATCTTCATTTGAGCATAGGCTGGGAACTTAATCTTATCAACCAACTTCTGTTCGAATGGACTACATAACATACATGGGTATTCAGGAATCAAACCAGACCAAACTTTATTGGCAGTCGATACATCAACACCACACTTCAAATCTTTGGAGATGATTCTCTCCAATACCTTAGCATCATCGGCTGATACGGATGACAGAAGCATACGGAGATATTCAATTGCTGCATTACCAGTGACAACTCTTTCCTTCAAGTCATACAATGCAAGCATGGCTTGATCAAGACTTGTTTGTTTTGAGTCAGTGGTATACTCAGGAATCTTTCGTTGATAAAATTGAGTAAATGGATCCAGTGCTAGCCGAATAACCTCACGCAGAGTTTCGTTATCGCTCTGTGCGTTTAATTGGTCGATCTTGAAATTGCGTGAGGTATTTTCAGCAAGACTGTTTAGAAATTCATTTATGTTCATTCATCACTCCATCAATATGTTTACACTTACCATGATATTTAAAACCGATACAACTACAGTACCATCCATTGTCTGACTTCTCTACAGTATAGACATGGTCTTTTGTACCTTTGACTTCCCAAATCTGATGAGTTGGCTCTTGTCCTTTAAAGTACATGTTGCGTTTAAGAACTTTGAATTTACGATAACGAGTATCGAATCGAAGTGGTTGCTTGAACATCTTAAAGTCTTGTGGATTGTTCCACATGAAATAACCATAAATCTTTTCCATATTTTCGGACATAAGATAAGTATGATTGGGTTGTCTGTATTCAACATCCCACTTCGTAATTTCTCTAGCGAGAATCATGCTGCTTCCCTAAAGTAACCATAGGGCAGACCATTGAGGAAACAAAAGTATTCCCAGTCGCCATCTGCTTGGCTGGCATCCATGATCCAGCGGAGAGCAGTTGCTCGATCTTTCGCACCCATACACATTGTATTGGTGACATGCTGCTCAAACTTGGCAGTGGCTTCTGCTTCTGCTTCCTTGCGAGCAATCTCTTCACGCTCGATGACTCGACCGAGAGTTTCGAATTCAGCCATGAATTCTTCCTCAGTCCAATCAGTGGTATCGATACCACGAGGACGACTACCGTATGCATCCTTATACATATCCCAGTACTGGCACTGCATTTGTTCCAACACAGACATTTCTTCCCAAGATTTGAATTCGTTTGACATTTGCAGTTCCTTTTCGATTTTCATACTACTATTATACCCCAATATTGAATTAAAGACAACACTTAAATGCAACTCTTGCGAGGGAATCCAGTCGCAAATCCAGAAGTTCCAGTGGACGCAGATCTTGTAACTTTACCAGACATGCGTTGTTTTGGTGCTTTGCGAGATTTTACAACTTCGATCGATCCACCCTTCTTCAAAAACAACTTTACTTGTTTTTCGGTTTCAGCACGGATCTCAGATTTTGATTTATAGAACATAATATATTTTCCTTTTAATTAAACAGTTTCAGTCATTCGGGCTTCCATCATTTCTGATAGAATGAACTTTGCGATATTGATGTTTTTGCGTGCTTGATCAGTTGCTTGATCATTACCAAAGGTCATCAGTTCTTGAGCATCAGAAAGAACACCCATCGCAACCATTTCCAAACCACTCAGACGAGCAGTAATCGAACTCATGTATTCTTTACGAATAGTTTCTTCAGAGATACCGTAGCAACGCTTTTCAAATTCAGTCATTTTCATTTCCTTTTCAACTTTCTAAGACTATATTATACAGCAAGTTGCAATTAAAGACAACAACTAAATTGGATAACCCTACAGGGTTGAGGGGATTAGAAACCCCTGTAGATACAAGGGTTTAGGATGTGAAAAACCCTCTACGAGAGAGGGTTTGGAGGGAGGTCTAGGGGAAGCCTAGAGAGGGTTACAGACCGACTAAAGCGGACGCTGGAGCGATCTCGATCCCTGAGCCGAACAATCGGTTGTATTCGTTGATCATTTTAGCCGATGGAGTACCTTCGGTGGCAATACATTGACTAAACAATTTCACCTTTCCTTCGGTATAAGGCATATATGGCATCAATGCTAAGCCAACACCATCTTTTGTTTGTTGCATAAGAATAGTTGCTGGTGCTTCTATTGTATATCCTAATCCTGTGACTTCTACTTTACCAATTAGTTCTTCACCACTAATCAATTTAAATACTTTAATCTCTGTCATTTCAATCCTCTATAACAAGTTGTTCAATAAAATCTGCTGCATAGTTTTGGTCAGTAAAGAAATGAACAAGTGTTCTTTCATAATCATAACAATGCTGTGCAACTACCATTACCTGTTTATTCTTATAAACAGATATTTTTAATATCCAATCGCCACGACGAACTGTAACGAAAGATATCATGTTTGGTGATAGTTTGGCTTTCATACAAGTATTTAGGGAGAGCCGAAACTCTCCCTACTTGTACGATTACTGTTGGTTAGGTTTTGTTGGTGCTTTACCGTTTACCCAATCCCAATCATCATCTGTCATTGGGATCCAATTAGTCATAATCTTTTGAACCTGTCGGCTTTATGTTTTCTCATCATAATGAGACCTTCATATAGCCCACTAGATACATCTTTACAAAGTTTCAGCAGCTTTTTCATATGCGTCCTCTTGTAAGAATGACTTCTGTCCTTTAGTTTTTACTGGGACTTTCTTTGCTTTCTGTGTTTCTGGAATCAATTGATCGAGAGCGATCTTCAATACACCATTGAACAGTTCAGCATCCTTAACTTCATACTGGTCACCAATTGCCCATGCACGAGTAAACGCACGCATGCCAATACCTTTGAACAAATAGTCAGTGTCAGGTGGTTCTGTAGATTCAGAGTTACCCTTAACGATTAACTTACCACCATCAATGGTAATGTCTATTTCGTTTTGTGCGAAACCTGCTACAGCGATTTCAATCGTGTAGGTATTACCGTTCTTGCGAACATTGAATGGAGGATAGTTAGGGATGTTTTTGGTTAGTTCATCATGAAGACTTTGCATCTTCGAGAACTGGTCATCAAAACCTACGAACACCTTATCAAAGTCTTTGAAGTGTTCACCAAAAATTGTGGGGATGAATTGTCTTACCATTGTGTTTCTCCTATTAAGCGAGTTAAATTAAAATTGATACCCCGAAGGCATATCAGGTGCTGGTTACAACTCCAGCGACATCGTGCGTCATGTCTGCTTTAAAACGATTCGTAACTTAGTGGTCCTAAGGTG